GAGATCATATCCGAATAGTCATCCGCAAATTCTTGGAATGAGTCTACTGGGTCTGGAGGTGCATTCTCGTTATCCCACGGTTGTGGTCTGCCTATGAACACATAAAGGCGATCTCTAGCACTACCTGCCAACAGGTCAGACTGCGTAGGATCTGGTCCTTCAAGTGCTTTCCTAAACCTTTCAGCAGTAAAGATTCTAAATTGGTCGGTAAGTAACGCCATTGTACAATGATTGCCTTAGTTTTATTTATGCGGGTTATTCATCTTCATTTCTGACAGCACCAGTATATTCAACAGAATATATCTTGGCTACAGCACCAGATGTATTTCCTTGTAGATTTTCCCCAACCGTCCACAAGTAATTCGGATCGTTTGCAACAATATCTTTTATCGTTATTGTATGGAGATCTTCATTGTTTCCTATAAGAGGACCAGCTGTTACACTGGTATTAGTCCCTGTAAGACCTGTTGTCTGGCCTTGGACTTGCTCAGTAGCAGTAAATGTATTAGCATTCTGATACTCAACAATGATTTTAGCAGTAGATGTGTGTGTATCTCCATCACCTAGGGCACCAGCAGACTGAATAGTAGATACTAGAGGGTTAGCATTTCCATCATATATCTGATCACCTGCTTGGAATAGTGTGGTGTTTTGCCCACCAAGAGTTTCCTCTATACCATATTTAGAGGATGAAATACCACCATCTAAATTAATCTGATTTTCAAACTCAGTACCAGTATTAACTAGGTCGATAATACCATCACCAAATTGCTGGACACCATTCTCATCTTCATATTCCTCATCATCATCTTCAAACTTTCTATTAAGAATGAGACTAAATGGCTCAGTAAATGCAATGATATCAAATCCATCTGCCTCAACAAGGACGTGTGGTTCTATACCAGTGCCACTAGATCCAGCAACACCAGCTACGAATGCCACAATAGTTGATTTCTCATTAGATCTACCACCATCAATGAATGCCAATTCATCAATTTCAAAGGTAAGATATAGTGCTCTGTTAACAACATCCCAGTCATATACGATAGCAACTCGGTTATTAGATGATTCAACAACCCTTCTAACCTTGTCAGTTACTTGGAAACTGTATGCAGTTAACCCTGTATTAGGATCATCCTGTAAGTTATCTAATATGACCTTCTGGTCAAAACGGAAGTTAACACCTCTATCACAACCAGTGAATGCATCATAAGCATCACCATTAGATGTAGAAAGTTTCCCTGTATATCTTATAATCTCTCTACCAACAAGGATCTTACCAGATCCTGCATACGGATCAGTAGTCTGAACGTATAAGGTACCTGTGCTAGAGTTAACATTCTGTGTTAGTCCAGTTATATTATAAACAGTTGAGTTTAAAGACTGCCTATTCCTAGCTTCACGAATCAGGTCAGTATCTCTGGTGAAGATAACCTCTGGAGGTGTAACATATCCTCCACCACCTGTCAATAGGTCTATATTGGTGATCTTACCAAGATTAATAAATGCTTGAGCAGTGGCACCAGATCCACCACCTTTAATCAACTGTATAAGTGGAGGAGTTTCAAAGAATTCACCTTGGTTAGTTAATGTAATAGAAGAAACTTGACCAAACTGATTGACATTAGCAACACCAGTACCACCTTGGCCACCACCACCGCTAATGATGATATTTACGTCTTCCTCTGTATAATTTCTACCTTGCTCTTCTATAGCAAGACCAGTGATCAATCCTGTTACAGGCACTAACTCAGATCCTGATCCACCACCACCTACAACAGCAGCTTCTGCATCAAAATAATTATCACCTGGTACAGTCATCTGAATGAAGTCTATCTCACCATTCTCTTTAAGATAGATATTACCTTTAGCAGATCCATCACTACCATCATCTTGGATCTGTAACCTTAGAGGGTCATATCCTTCACCTGGATCTAATACTTCTACAGCAGTGATGACACCTTCGTCACCTTCTATGACTGCTCTTAATACGGCATCTCTAATAGGGGTACCACAATTTTCAATCCTTAATCTAGGAGGATCAGCAGCAGAGTATCCTTCTCCACCATCAATTACATAAACATCCCTTACCCCAAATATACTATTGAATATTGGAATTATGGAAGCACCGCTACCTGGGACTGTTCTTGTTGACATATTAGACTACCGTTAAGTTTCCTACCATTGCTGAATGCAATGTGCACTGATAAACATAAGTTGTACCAGCTGCTAAAGCCATTGGGACTGTCCAGTACTGGGTACCTTGATTACTACCACTAACACCTTCTGTTACTGCTGTGCCACCAGAAGTTTGCCTTAAAGCAAATGGGTGTGAAGCTCCAGTTATATTCTTAAATCTATATGTAAATCCTCTATGGACAAATACAGTTGGGTTGTCTGTAGAAGTATTAACACCACCACCAGCAAATCTATATGCAGATGCTCCATTGGAAGTTATATCAAATCCTACTGTAGGACTTTCTACAGGATCCCAACTAGTGCCATTGAATATAATATTAGAATGCTCATCTGCTGACCCACTAAGATATAGATCAGCATTAACAGTTAATGTATTTGCAGTTGCAGCAGTAGTAACACCTTGGCCACCTGCCACGTTAAGAGTGGAAGTTGAGAGGGCAGCAGTTGTAGTACCACTGTCTCCAGTTACTGTTCTAAAGACTTCCTGAACTACATTAGGGGAGTCATTAGTAATCGTGAGATCATCTCCACTGACAGCAGTACCAATACCAGACCCACCAACGAAGTTAATAGTAGCAGTTGCACTACCTGCGGTTTTGTTTCCTGAGTCACTTCCTATTACACCGTATGCGTTCTGGTTGGCATCTCCAAGAGCACCAGTCATATTGATTGTGACTGTATCTCCTGATATAGCAGTAGCAATATTAGTGCCACCAGCAATTATTAATGTATCTGTTGCAGCAGATGCTGTTGTGGTACCTGTGTCAGCGTTAACACTCTCAAATAAGTTTTGAGTAGTGCCTCCACCACCGCCACCAGATGAATCATCATTGGCAGGTTCCCACTTAGAAGTAGCATTATTCCATTTTATTACTTGTCCGTCTGAAGGTCCACCTCCAACGGTCATATCTACGTCTCCTAGGAGACCTAAACTACTACTCTCACTTATTAATGGTTCCCATACACCACCGTGTGCAAAGTATCCCTTTCCTTCAGCATGAGCATGGGCAAACATACCATGATGAGTAGATGCATCTGGCAAAGAAGCAAAATCTGTGAAGTGATTAGACCACTTTAACTTTCCATCAGCACCATCGATGTATGTCAGAGCAGATCCTGTACCACCAGCCCAGAAATGAATATCTCCTGTGCCGTTTGGTTGAATTACTATATTACCGTCGTTTGCTGATATAATCTTATTGCCATTGACATCAATGTCATTAGTAAATTTACTGAAATCTCCCTCAGCAAACTGAGCACCATTCCATTTGAGTAATTGGTCTTGTGCTGGAGTCCCAACATTAATTTGTAAATTGGTATCGTTACCAAGATTGGTATATAACTCATCAATGACGCTATTTAATTTAATAGCACCATCTCTAAGACTGTCACCAGTCCCGTCATTTGCCGACGATCCAATTGCTAGGGTTTGCTTTGCCATGATAGTAGTCTTTACAGTGTTATTTAGGTGCCATCATATGTTTGTAATGTAGAGTCCATAGTAGATGAGGTACTATCGAATCTATTATCGGTGCTACCACCATCTCCAGCACCAGCAACAGTCAATATTGCTGCATTAGAGTCCAATGGTGAGTTAGATGCTGCTTGTGGTGCCCCTATAGGACCAGCGATCCTACAACGATACCTATACCCAGTCATATATGACAATGCAGTAACTGCATAGGTGTTAGTAGTTGCTCCAGTTATAGCAGCAAATGCAAATCCACCGTCAGTAGATCTATACCACTGATATGCCACAGGTCCGTCCTCTGGACTGACAAGTTTAGTAACTGTAAATGTAGCAGTTTCGCCAGCATTCACAGTAACATTTGCTGGTTGTAATACGAATGACAATATTGGTAAAGGACCACCGCCTCCACCGCCTCCTCCTCCACCACCAGCAGGTGCTGCTACGGTAAAGGTTGTATCAATAATTTCTCTAGTTGTCAATCCCATAATGTATGGGAATTCAGTATTGTCTACGTTATTCTCATCAACAGTTAAGAAATATGCATAGGTGCCAT